TACTGCTTGATGATTGTGGAGTGATAGTCACGGTCAAGCCGGTATCTGCAAACACGTTTGTGTTGTTTTGCACTTGGGTTGTTGCGGTGGCTGTGACTACCTGCAAGATGCGGAATGCGCCCCTTAAATTGTTCATCTGATCTGCGGTAAGAATTGCCCCCGACACAAAGGCCGCTGGGAGTGTTGTGGGTGTTGCCATGTTTGTCTCCTTTAGAAACTTAAAAGGTTGGTTGTTGAGAGCGTGCCAAATATTGCATCATTAAGCGTAAAGTACTGATTTCCATCTGTGCTTTCAAATGTGAACGAAGTGATATGTGAACCAGGTGTGATGTTATGGCTGACCCCAGAAACAATCAAGGTTTGTGTCTCAGTGGCTGGGGTGCCAGTCACAAAGTTTTTAACAACTGTGCAGATGCTTGTTAGGTCGAGGCCAAGCACAATGTTTTGATTAGCTGTTGATAGGGCCGCCATCTGAGTTGATAGCCCTGTAAAGCGAAGCACTGGGTCTTTGTATTTCCCCAGCAGATAGTTGCCAAGCCCAGCAACTTCTGCGGTAGTGCTGTTCAACAGATCAAGCAAGGCGTATTGCTGTGCCTGATAAAGCGCAATGCTGTTGGCATTACTGGTTGTTTGTTTGCTTCCAGCAGGGCTCTGGGTCACTATGTAGTTGTAAAGAAGCTCATCGCCATACTGATTGATAAGAGTCTGGTAGGGCAACCCTGTGCCATCAGTGTTGAAGGTAGCCCCAGCGATTGGGTTGAGAACGCTCGACCTGCCCTTGAAGGTAAGGGTGCCATTGGCGCTCATGAAAAGGTAGCCCTGCTCACTGGTGTTGACCTGTTGTAGATAGTTCAGCACATTTGTGTCTTGGCTGATGGCGTACGCGCCCAGTGTGGAAGAGCCAGTATCTATGGCTCGAGCGCCTTGGTAGTTAATCTCTGAGTAGCTAAGCACTGTATTGATTCGGGTACCACTAGCTTCGGCAGCTGGTGTGACAGCGTTGAGGGCTTGGTTGGCAAGCACTGTGAACTGATCAGAGCAGGAGGCATACATCATGTCTTCGTTGCTGATGTCGTAATCAAGGTTCCAGTCAGTGACTAGACCCGTGTAGATAGGCACACCGTTGGCGAGCACCTGCACAGGGCAGCGAGGCAGTACAAATGGATAGTACGGACTAGAGGTGTTCCTAGGGTTTAGGATTTGGCTGGAGTTGTCAAAGGCGATTGTGGCAGTGCCGGCATTGAACTGGTCCAGCTGGCGTGACCTGCCCCTAGTGATGTTGATGGATTCAACAATGCTCGTCAGGTCAACCATGGTGACACCTCCCAGCGTTCCTCTGCCAGCGGTGTCCAGCACGCCGTAGAAGGCATCATTCAAAAGGAATGGAGTACCGAAGCCTGTGGTGCTTTGGAAGCCCACCATGACCTGAATCGTTGGGGTACTCATGCTGGTGCGAATACCGTTCCGCTACGCCTTTGGGCTCGCTGAATACTCTCAATGATTAACTGCCCCATCTGATCTGGGGTACTCACAAGGCCAGCTTGAACTGTGATGTTCATGCCACCACCCATACTTCCCATTTTGGAAAGAGGGATTACCGCCTCTGGGCCGCGCTCCCCGATAAGGGCAAGGGTTGGAGAGCTTACGATGCCTCCGTTTGCCAGCATGGGGATGTCTGGAACCTCGAAGCCGTTGCCTCCGATGCCTGGCACCCAGTCTGGAATCTTGAACTTGAGTTTGCCGATTGTGTTGTTCCAGAGTTTGCCAATGGCGTTAAAGATGCCTTTATAGACTCCCATCACAAAAGTCAAGTATCCAGTGATGGCATCCATGCCGCCCTTGATGCCTGTCTTGATGGCATCGAATACTGCGTCAACGATGTCTCGGAAAGCATCAAACTTCTTGTAGGCGATGACTAGGCCTACGACTAAGGCAGCGATGGCTAGAGCGAAGAGAACTACTGGGTTAGCGGCCATAACAACGTTGAAGGCTGTTTGGATACCCGTGAAGACCGTGGTCGCTACTCCCCAAGCGGTAATGGCTGCGTTAGCGATAACTACGGCAGCTGCGATACCACCAATGGCACCAGCCACTACCAAGAAGATTGTTGTGTTGTCCTGAGCCCATTGACCCATGGCCTGAAGCACTGGCAATGCTGCTTCAATCACTGGTAGAAGTGCAGCGCCTATGGTCTCTTTGGTTTCAGCTAGGCCAACCGAGAGCCGTTTGAATTGTCCTTCAGCAGTGCCGGCAGCTGTGCTTGCCTGGTCCATAAAAGTGCCAGACAGTGCGGCCATCATCTCATCTGCTGACGCGCCATCTTTCTCCATTTGCTTTAGCTCAGGTGACAGTTTGCCTAGAGCAGTCGTGGAACCAGCTGCAGCCTTTGCAAGTGCTTCGGTAACCGTGTTTAGATTTTTGCCTGTACCAGCCGACACATCCATTGCCAAAGAAGCGAGCTCTTGAGCTTTGGTGACATCATGAGTTTGGGTAACAAGTCGAGCGAGCGCAGGTCTTAACTCATCATCCGAAATCCCCAGCAATTTACCTTGGGTACTAATCCAGCTCTCATTGGCTGTGATCTGTGCATCAGTAGCGCCAGTGGTGTTGCGAAGTGTCAAGGCCAGTTTCTGCTGTGCAGCGTCATCCTCGATAGCACCCTTAGCGGCATCACCAAGAGCGACAGCCAAACCTGCTAAGGCAAGCCCTGCTGGGACTGCTGCCTTCTTGATTGCAAACTGGGCCTTCTGGCCACTGGTCTCCAGCTGCTTGAACTGCGCCACGGCCTTAGAAATTCCAGAACCGTCAAATTCCGAGATGATTGGGATGTTGATAGCCATTACTTCATGCCCTCATTTACGGTAGCGATTACGCGCAACACTAGCGCTCTCAGCTCAGCCTGTATGGAAGGCAGGGCTTGCTCTGCTGATGGCCACAGAATGCGGCTGGTGCGCGCTGACAGGTTTTCAGATAGCAAGGTTGCCTTGCCACGACCAGCGACTTCAAGCACTACTGCACCAGGGTCTGACTGGGTAACATAAATGACATTGGCATCGTTGCGGCGAGTAGAGAACTTGACCTTTAGACCTTTGACAGCTTTGGCTTTGGTATAGGGAAAGAGTTTCTTGTTGCCCTGTGTCCAGTTGCGATTTATTCCAGACAATGGGGCATCTGGGTATCGAGATGCAGCAAGAGTAATAAGCGGTTGCGCTATTTGTTTAGCGTCAGCGTTGAACTGTTTGCGCAGGTCTTTGTCAATCTTGTTCAAAGCTTTGATGGCCTCTTTAGCGCCCACAATTTCAACGGATGCCGTAGCTGTCACTTGCGCCTCGATTTGTTAATCACATCAATGACTGTGTTCATGTCTTGCATTTCGAATGGTATTTGTGGAGGCCACCACCCAGTCTCAACCAGCAGTTCTGCTAGAGATCGTGAGTAGGTGCCTCGCTGGTGGGGTTTGTGGGTTCATCCGTTACCACTTCAATATTGACCAGGCGCTTCACATAGTCATCAAAGACTGCCGGCACTGAAATGCCGTGTACTTTGCAAGCCTCAAATGCCATAAATGCCAAGTCCTCGAGACCTACGCCAGAGGCAAGGTTGGAGGCTTTTTGTTTGAACTTTCGTTCCCAGGCAATGATGACATATAGGTTTGTTTTGACTTCGTATGTGGTTTGGTCTGTTGTGACTTTGAGCGTGAGTTGCATGATGTGATTTCTTGTTTATGGTGCGGTGATGTCGCGTACCCAGGTGCCGCCAGTAAAGGAAGCCTCTACGGTAGCGAGCTCGCCCACTGTGGAGTTGATTGGCGTGAAGGATGCCAGCATGCAGTTGGTGATCACATACTCAGGGTTCGTAGCTGATTCGGTTGCACCAGATGGTGAGATAGTCAGGACTGTCGTGCCAGTGCCTACGCATGATGCAAGGATTGCTTCTACTTCGGTAGCGCCGTAGCTGAGGAAGAATGTGATGCTCACTTCCACTGATTGAAGGCCTCCAACGAAGCGGTGACCTGTGTCCCCGAAGGCAGTTGACTCAAGGCTGTCCTGGCCAATGGTGATGACACAAGCGTTTGCCTGATCGGATAAATCCGTGGTTGTAGCACCTTGGGTGATTCCGATAGTTGCGTTGGATAGGAATGTTGTTGTTGCCATTGGTGGCTCCTTTTTCTAGTTGCGCCGTACTGCTACGGCAACGGTCATGTCATAGCAAGGAAGCA